ATAGAAGATGCGGCTACTGATTTACAAACTCATTCAGATGAGATACAAGAAGATATAAAAAGGGTTGAAAATTAATGCCAGTACACAAATCAGCTACAAATTGGGAAGAATATAACGCAGAAAGAGTAGGGTTCGCATCTTATAAAGATGTCTATAATATGATTTCTGATTTCTCAAAATCAGATGAATTTTATGAAATAGAGTCTGCGGTAGTTTTACAATCATATCTAGACCCAAAAGAATTGCCTAAAAAAACTAATGCTAATGGAGATAAAGTTCCAGATTTTTCATTTTATGGAACTATAAAAGCTAGATTTTTAGAAAGTCAATCAGAGGGTGATGAGATAAAGGGATTTATACAACCACTATCTACGCACATAATAACATATCCATTAAAAGGAGAAGTTGTCAATGTAACAGTACATAATGGTAAATTGTATTATTCAATGCCACTTAATTTATATGGAAATGTAAATATGAACAGAGCGACTGGTAAAAGTGGTGAGGGTTTAGTTTTACCACAAAGAACAAAATTTAATAGAAAAATTTATGCAGAGCAAGGTGATTCTACTATAAATGGTAGATTTGGTCACGGAATTAGATTTGGAAGCGATCCACTTTATATGTATCCAAATATTAAAATTACAAATAGACAATCAGTTTCAAATATAAAAGAGGCAGATAAAACTTATCCACACGTTCAAGATGTAAATTCGGATGGTTCTTCTATTTTTATAACATCAGGTAAATTAAAACAAATAGAAACATTAGACCCTTCAGCAGATTCAAAAAGATGGCCACCATCAGCTGCTGGAAATCCTATGAGTGGTGATATGATTACATTAAATTCTGATAAGTTGGTTTTGAATGCAAAAGGTGATGGTAAAGGTAATAATAGTGACATACATATGTTTGCTGCAAGAAACATAAATTTAGCTTCTAATTACGAAATTAATATAGGTGCTGGTGGATTGATGGGTGGTGCAGTAAATTTAGGAGATCCTGATGCTATTAATAGTGTAGTTAAAAGTATGGAGTTAGAAGATTTATTAGAAAAGTTTTTTGATGGTTTAGAAGATTTTTTAAATATACTATCAAAAGCTAAAGATTCAAAACAAATAGGAGCAGCAGCTCAAACATTAAATGATGAGTTAGGTGTTATTAGAGAAAAACAATTACCTAAGATAGCGAGTAAAACAGTGTTTATAGCTGACGATATAGAAGATTTTGAACCACAATCAGTAGAGGATATTGGTGAAGATTTAGGTGAAACTGAAACTATAGTTACTGTTTCAGGTGTTAGGGGATAATTATGAGCAAAGCATCAGACGCATTAGCAAAACTTATAGACGACCAAATAAAAAAACAAAGAGAAAAAATGGATTTGAAAGTAGACAAAGCCATCGCTCTTTACAAATCAGGTAATGAGAAAGCAGACGAAGTGGTTGAAAAAGTTGAAACAGATATAGAAACAGCTAAAGATGCTAAAGAGAAAGTTAGTGATGCCATAGATAGAATTAAATCTGTTAGACTTTCATTTGACTCAGGTAGAAAAGCAGCTGAAACAACTGAAAAGGCTTCCACAATTGGTTCTGCTTTAAATCCAGCCGCAGCTGCTATAGCATATGCTCAAAAATTTATAATAGATAAATTAAAAATAGAAATAAAGGATATAGGAGATGAGTTAAATGTTGCTCCACAAATATTAGATAATCTTGAGAAATTTTTTGTAAGAACAAGAAAGAAAATTAGAAAAGAAAAAGCAAGAAGAGAAGCACAAAAAAGAATTGCTGCAGAAAACAAAAAGATGCTAAGTTAGCATATTTATATAAAACAGGAGTTATTATGGCAAAGACTAAAAAAATAATCAGTTTAATTAGAGAAATAGTGCGACAAGAAGTACAAAAAGAAGTTAAACAGATATTTATTAAAGAGGGTATGAAATCTATGGCTCAAAAATCTTCTATAATCGAAGATAGTGTTTTAGAGGTTCTACCCGAAAGAAAACCAAAACCAAAGAAAAAAGTCACATACACAAGCAATCCAGTGTTAAATGATATTTTAAATGAGACAGCAAACAATCCACAAGGAATGGAAGAATATCCGACAATGGGTGGTGGAACATTTGATAGTTCAAAAATGGCGCAGGCTATGGGATATGGAAATATGATGGGTGATGCTGAAAGTCAAAGAAAAGCATCAGCAATACAAACTGCACAAGCAGCAGGAGTAGATCCATCAAACCCAGCAGTTGAAGAAGTGATGGGAGCATTGACAAAAGATTATAGCGGTGTGATGAAAGCTTTAAAAAAGAGAGATGGTAAATAATGGGAGCGATTCAAAACGATTTAGATCCAGATACTTATATTGGTTTAGAATTGCCACTAACATATGGTAATTCAGGATTCTTTACAAGAACAAAAACTGCTTTAGAACAAACTAGATCTAATATTAAAAATCTTCTATCGACAAACAAAGGTGAGAGATTAGGAAATCCAACTTTTGGCTGTGATTTAAATAGATTACTATTTGAAAAAGAGGGTGATATAGAAAGCGATATTGAAGAAGAAATAACTTCTGCTATTAATGAATTTTTGCCATTTGTAAATATAATATCGATAGAGAGTGTTTTTTCTGAAGCTAATCCTAATATCGTAAATGTTTCTCTTAGATTCAGTTTGAGTACAGATGCTAATGAAGAAGAACAATTAGCTTTAGATTTTGGAAACTACGAAGCGGTAAATATAATTTAACGGAGATGATTGATGCCATATTCTACGCCTAAAAAATCAGTAAAAGAGATTAGATATTTAAATAAAGATTTTACGTCTTTTAAAGATAATCTGATTGAATTTACTAAAATATATTTTCCAAAAGAATATAATGATTTTAATGAATCATCACCAGGTATGATGTTTATTGAAATGGCATCATATGTTGGCGATGTTCTTTCTTATTATATAGATAATCAATTTAAAGAAAGTTTGTTGGCATTTGCAGAAGAAAAAAGAACTGTATATAATATGGCTCAGTCTTTAGGATATAAACCAAAACTATCTTCGCCGGCTACAACAGATGTAGATGTCTTTCAAACAGTACCTGCTTTATCTTCAGGAGCTGGAGCTAGTTACACTACAAAACCTGATTTAAGATATTCTATGGTAATTAAATCTGGAATGGAAATTGCTGCAAGCACAGGTGTAACATTTATTACGCAGGAAGATTGTAATTTTAAATTTTCAAGTTCTTACGATCCTTTAGAAATTAGTATATACGAAAGTTCAGGTAATGTTCCGACAACTTATTTATTAAAAAAATCTGTCAAAGCTAGTAGTGGTACAATAGCTGTTGAGTATTTTACATTTAATGCTGCTGAAAAATATAAAAGAATTGCTTTAGCTAATTCTAATATAACAGAAATAATTAGTTGTACAGATAGTGATGGTAATGATTGGTATGAAGTTCCATTTTTAGCGCAGGATACAGTATTTGAAGATATGCAAAATACAGAAAAAAATGACGATGATTTATATCAATACGCTGACCAAGCACCTTACTTATTAAAACTTATAAAGACATCAAGAAGATTTACAACATTTATTAGAGAAGATGGTAGAACTGAATTGAGATTTGGAGCTGGAACATCAGATAGTCCTGATGAAGAAATTATACCAAATCCCGACACAGTTGGTTCAGCCTTACCAGGCTCACCAAGTTATTTAAATACTGCTTTCGATCCTTCTAATTTTTTAAAAACGAAAGCGTATGGACAAGCACCATCTAATACTCAATTGACAATTACATATAGATATGGTGGTGGTATAGACCATAATGTAAATTCAAATACTATTAGAGATATACAATCTATAAATGTCACAACAGACCAATCAGGTTTAACTGCTTCACTAATAGCCAGCACAAGAGCTTCAATTGCTGTAAACAATCCTATACCAGCTACAGGTGGTAGAGATGCTGAAAGTATTGTAGAAGTTAAAAATAATACGTTAGCTTATTTTCAAGCACAACAAAGAGCAGTAACTAAAGAAGATTATATAACGAGAATATATGCTTTACCAACTAAATATGGTAATGTTGCAAAATGTTACATTGTGCAAGATACACAATTAGATAGTAAATCAGGTGCTAACGCTGATAGTAGAGTAGCAAATCCATTGGCTCTTAATTTATATACATTAGGATTTGATGCTAGTAAAAAATTAACTAATTTAAATAAAGCTGTAAAAGAAAATATACAAACTTATTTAACACAATTCAGAATGGTTACTGATGCTGTAAATATACAAAATGCTTATGTCATAAATATAGGAGTTAAATTTAATCTATTGACTAAAGCAGGATATAATAAAGATGAGGTTGTTTTAAGAGCTATACAAAAAGTTAAAGACTTCTTTGACATTGATAAGTGGCAAATAGGACAACCAATTGTGATAGCTGATTTGGCTTATCAAATATCTTTAACAGATGGAGTATCTGCTGTAGTAGCTCCTGAAGAAAATAATTCTGATGGTTTACCGATATTAATTGAAAACAAATTTTTAGAATCAGGTGGATACTCTGGAAATCTTTATGATATAAAAAGTGCCACACAAGATGGTGTAATATATCCATCATTAGACCCAAGTATATTTGAACTTAAATTTCCAAATGTGGATGTTGAGGGAAGAGTGATTGGTGACTCAGCGGGAGGTAGTTAATGCATTATTTTATTTTTCCAGAGTTTGATACTACACTATATCAAGCTTCTGCTAGTAGAAACACAGGACTTGATGAGATATTAGAAATAGAAAAAACTATGAATCAGTCAGGTGGAAATGTAAGAGTTTCTCGTATACTAATTAAATTTGATTTAGCTGAAATATCTAGATCTATGGTTAGAGGACAGATAGCTACAGATGCCAGATTTTATTTAAATATGTATGACGCAAATCCAACCGATTTGTCGTATAGTCAATCCTTATTTGCTTACCCTATAAGTGCTAGTTGGGTGCCAGGTGAGGGATTTAGAGCTGACAATCCAAAGACTCAAGAGGGAGCAACTTGGAATTTTAGAGATGGTATTACAGAGAAAACTTATTGGGGAAGAGCAGAGGATGCTGCAGTATCTTCTTCAGGTGGTGCTTGGTTCTCATCATCATACGCATCTCAATCTTTTGAATATGAAACAAGAGATATGAGAATGGATGTTACACCAATAGTAGGTGATTGGCTAACAAAACAATATCCTAATAATGGATTTATTGTCAAAAGAAGTGGTAGTTTAGGTAATTTAGATGGTAATACAGATGAGGGAAGTACTGATAGATTAGGAAACTTTTCTTTCTTCTCAAGAGAAACCAATACTATATATCCACCGAAATTAGAAGTAGAATGGTATGATACAAAATTTAGCACAGGCTCATTAGACCCATTAACAAGTGCTGATTTAGAAGATCCTATAGTCTATATGAAAAGTTTAAGACCTGAATATAAAGAGAAATCAAAAGTAAGATTTAGAGTGGTTGGTAGAAGTCGCTATCCTACAAAGTCGTATTCAAATACTGCCTCTGAGTATTTAACAGCAAAGTATTTTCCAAGTGCAAGTAAAGAACAGATAGGTGGAGATGGTGCTTATTATTCTGTATTAGATGCACAAACTGATGATGTTATTATACCATTTGGTTCAGGTTCTGCCGTAAGTTGTGATTCCACAGGAAACTATTTTAATCTATGGATGAATGGGTTTCAATCAGAAAGATATTATAAATTTGAATTTAAAGTGGTGAGTGGGAGTGGAACAGACGAGGAGACAATAAATTATTTTGATGATGACTTCTTATTTAAAGTAGTGAGATAAAAAATGCCTTATACGCAAGAAGAATTACAAAATCTATCCTGGTACCAGAATTTGATTGATGAAGATGAGCAAGCTTATCTTGCAAACAAAGATTTTTTAGAAGCGCAAGCTGCTATATCAGGTTCATCAAATGATGGCACTTTATTGGTTAGAGATAGTGATAATACAGTTTTGATATTTGAAGATCCTTATACAGGTGAATTGCCACACGATCCTTCTACAAAAATAATACACAGTTCAATTGTAAACCAATTAAAAGATGATGAAGCTAGTATTAATTCTGTTTTGGATAGAGACTTTGAGGAATTCTAATGGCTAGCAGACTAAACGAAAGAGATCAAACATTACTAAATGCTTTTCAAACTAAAAGAGTTGGTGAAAAACCATACGAAGATGGTTTGTGGGGGCAACAAGGATATAGAGATTTTGCTTATTTGGAAATCTATGATGATTCAAATAATTTAATAGATTTTAGAAATTTACCTCAAAGTGAATTTACAAAAAATACCGATAATGGTAATATAGAATTTTATGTTGGAGACCATTTAAGAAATTTTGGATTTAATAATGGAATCTTTAATGTAAATTATTATTTCTTTAGAAAATTAGCTGGTGATGAACAAGCAGTTTTAGTTAGAAATAAACCAGGCTTTGAAGGGCAGGTTTATGGTTCTAATTTTAATATTCAACCTGATGGTAAAGTATATACAGGAACAGAGCAAGCATTTCAAGAAAGTCCTGGAACTGCTGAACAATTAACTGTAGAAGATTTAAAATATCAAATAGATGCAATTTCACCAAGTCGTACAGAAGTTAGATTAAAAGCAAAAAACATAAAAGGTTCATACCTTAGTCAATTTATAGATATACAAACTTCCGTAATGTCTAATGAGATAGAGGGAACTATTAATTTTGTAGCACCAGCTGGCGATAGTGCTAATTTATATGAATCTAATGTTGTAAATATATCACCTGACTCAACTGGCTTTCTATTTACTCAAAAAATGAAATTTGGTACATTAACCATACCAAGTGTATTTTTAGTAAATGAAGTTCAAATACCTGTAAAAACAGGAACAAATTTTGTAAATAATGGTGATTTAGAATCTACTGAAACTGATAGTTTAGGTAATGAAAAAAGTTTAGCTGATGTATATGGTTGGGATTCAAGTTTACATTCTAAATCTGTAAGAGCGCTGGGTTGGAGTCCTGGTTATAATAGTATGAGTAATCCAAATAGTATTTGGAATGGAACAGCACATTTAGGCTATCATGCACATTTTATGAGAGGTGAGGGAGTTACTGGTGGAGTTTGTATGAAATTCCCCGACCAAAATTCAGTTTTTATGGAATTAGATGAATGGCCATCGGGCTACGCAACTCGTTGGTTGGGAATAAATCAAAAGATGGGAGCGCTCGTAGGTCAAGGAGTTAAGCATTTTGATTTAGTTAATTTAACTTTGGATTTAAAAGCTAGTGTTGCAGGAAGAGGTATATTAGTATCTCTGTATTATCCTAATGAATTAGTTGAAGAACCTATTCCAACAGCACCACCAACAGGATATTTTGATCCAAATACTCCACCACCTAATGAAACTGTGCCAGATAGTCCGCCCGCAGGATATGTAGCAAATACTGCAGGAAATGCTGCAGAGATAGAAGAGCAGCCAGCTAGTAAATATAGCATATTAGTAAGTACAGTATTAGAGAATTTGCCAGAAATAGATATAGGTGTTGGTGATACGACATCATTTTGGGGTGGAGAGGGAGCTTGGATAATAACTCAAAGTTCTGGTGGTAATAATCCAATTTTTACCTGGCAACCAAATTTACATAACGCTTCTTTTAATAATCAGTATGATAAGGCAAACACAATAAGTGTAGGCGATGAATGGATTTGGGATGGAACTGCTTGGGGTGCAAATCCTGATTATGCAAGTCCTTTCCCTACAGCACCACAAAATACAGTAAATCCTTTAGAATATCCAGAAGCAGTAAATAGTCATCCTTATCAGTTAGAGGGGCAAGGGCAACCATATTTTCCAAGAAGTATTTATCCTGGTGAAAACAGAGGTTGGCAAACAGGTACAACATTAGATGGTGAAGATACTAAAATGACTAGTATTTGCGGTGTACCTTCAGAGCTTATAAATAATAATGCTGTTATTTTATTAAAAGATGATTTAGTTTGGGTTGTTGGAGATGTAGGGTACACTACAAATAGATCAAAAATTCGTTGTATTACACTTGAATCTATGTTTCCATCATTACGTGACCAAACAATAGCTAAAACAGATTCAGATGGCAATACAATCAAAACCCATTCAGTTTATACCGATATATTTGAACACGGTAGAGTACAAAGTATAACGAGAACAAGAGCTACAAATAACGACCACAATAGAGATAATTTCTTTATTCTATTTTATACAGATGGTCGTGGTAATGAAGATTCAAATAAAGTCTTTATGGCTGAAATTGGAGAATCAAATTTTGAACAGTTTCATTATTTAAAAGATTTAGATGCCTCATTTAATGATATTGTTAATAATCAAGGTGGTGAAATGGAATGGGGTTTTTCTGGAAAACAAAGAAGTGGTAATACTTGGCATCATTGGGCTTGTGTTAAGGGTACAAATAAAGCGTGGAAAACGCACGATGGTGATGGTGATCCTTTTACTACTAATCAAGACACTTGGTTTGAAGAAGATGCTAATGGAGCAGCAGGTTCTTTTAATAATACTTTTTCAGGAGTAGATGGAAATTATTTTGATGTTTGGTTTTCAAATTCACATACAAGTGGTCACTTTTCTAATTATAGTGGAATTTATGGTGTAGCTGCAGAAAATGGTGGACAGTGGATTAATTTAAAAGAAGATGAAACACAGGGAGTTGCTGAAAGAGTACCAGTAAGTGAATATTTTTATGGAGCTGGTGAGGTATTCGGAGCTGAAGTTCCAATGACTTTTGGTAGTAGAAATCCAGGCGCAGATAATTATGGTATTGTGGATGATGATGGGAATGTTATAGAACTACCTGGTGGAATTGTTTTAGAACCATTTTATGATAATGGAACTTCTGAATATAGTTATGATACAAATCCTACAAAAGATGGAACTATGAGTCCAGGTGGATTTTGGATGTGGGATGGTTTAAATGCACTATGGACAGAACAAGCAGTAGCGCCACCAAGATATAATTACGCACACCAATATCAATTTATTCCTACAGATGCTGCTGGTAAATGGGAAACCAAATCTGTAGAAATTTTAATTCCAAATGATTGGCAATTAGACCAAGAATGGTATTTGTATTTTTATGGACAGGCAAGATCTAATGGAAATCAAGAGCATGGTGTAACTTGGGTAGACAATGTTTATATGGATTTTACATTAGTAGATGAATCCGTAACTCAACAGGTATATAGACCATTTACTGCACAAATACAAGAAATATCATCTGATGGTTTGGTGGCAACTTTGGATAGAAGTTACAAACAAAATGCTATTGACATTGGAGTAGACGATGATGATCCTGATACTGAAGTTTATGATATAGCTAATCCACCTGATATTGGATTTCCAAATTTTAAAGTTACTTATTTAAATTTAAATCCATTAGATTTACGAACTTATCTTAAATTTAATAATCAACTATTTTTAACAACTAACTTTAAACAAGACAAGTTAAATGTTTCAGATTATCCTCACGCTGTCGTCTATAAATTATATGAACCTTTGCCAGATAGCATCGCTGAATTAGATGAATGTATCGTTGTTAAAGAAATGGCTGAACCTTTATTTGAGAGAGTAAAAATATTAGATTTTATTCCAGCGGAAGAGGGTAAGTTAGTTTTAAAATCACCTGATTTAAAAAATGTAGAAAGTCCAATAAGAGCTAGAAAAACAGATTTTAAAAATGAAATTGAAATATTAACTGATGACACCACAATCTCAACTGAATTAAAAAATGAATTTTTAAGTCAAAGTTTAGATAGTGTTGAATTAAATATAGACCACAGTAGATATGAAAATTTTACCAAATTTAGTTCGGTTGAAAAAAGAATAAGAAATTTTAGACTTAAATTAGAACAGATTGAAAATTTTAATGATGTAAGTTCATCTTTCATAGGAATTAGTGGTTCGGAGGCTTCTATCAATGCTGCTGAAATTGGAGTGTTGGAAGTAAAAAATAATTTTGACCAATTTGAAAAATATATGTATTATGAGAGTTCTTCTTATAGTAGTGGTTCATTAGGAATTGAATATGACAATGCGTGGCCAAAAGCTAGTGGTGATGGAACTGTAAGAACACCTTATGTTTTAGAAACTACAACTTCTACTAATGGTGTAAATTGGTTTAATAAAGCAATAACTTCTGGCTCACTTTATGATGAAGAAAACACAAGCAAACTAAGTAGTTTACTTCCTCAACATATAGTAGAAAATGTTGAGAATGATGTCTATTTACGATTTATAGATATGATTGGACAACACTTTGATTCTATTTGGGTTTACATAAATGCCATAACAGACACATTTGATAGAAGAGAAAAATTAACAGAGGGTATTTCAAAAGATTTACTATATTCAGTAGGTCGTTCTTTAGGTTGGTCTTTAGATGATGGAAAAGATTTAGTTGATTTACCAAGATTTGCTTTAGGTAAAGAAGTAACTGGTTCGGCTTATTCTGATTATTCAGCTACATCTGAAAGAGATATATCAAGAGAAATTTGGAGTCGTATTATAAACAATATGCCTTTCTTCTTAAAGAACAAAGGAACTATTAGAGCATTAAAAGGATTAATAAATGTTTATGGTATACCATCTACAATATTAAGGGTTAAAGAATATGGAGGACCAAATCTACCAGATGATGCTTCGCCACAATATGAGATTACGAGAAAGTTTACGAGAGCTATAGATTTTAAAGGTGGACAATATGTGACAGTTCCTTGGGCTGACGATACAGATTCAAGTAGAAAGCCAGATACGATTGAATTTAGATTTAGAGCAGTAAGTAGTTCTAATCAGATTTTGGTAAATAAAGATAATGATTTTATAATAAGATTAAAAGACAATGGTTCTACAGATGATTATGGTTCTGTGGCATTTATGTTGTCAGGCTCTGGTGGATATGATGAAATAGAATCTACTTCTTTTCCTGTTTACGATGGTGATTTTTATTCTGTTATGTTAGCTAGAACATCTGCTAGCGATAGTCCACATATATCACAATCATATGAATTGAATGTTGGTAAATACGATAGTAGCAGAAGTAAAATACATTTATTTAGTAGTACAACTATGACTATAACAGGTAGCATTGGTGGGTATAACGGAAATTATTCAGGAAGTGGTGATATTTACATTGGTGGTAGAACTAATTTTAGTTCGAGTAAAGATGGTTTTATTGGTGCGCCACTTACAGGTTCGCTGATGGAATATAGACATTGGACAGAAACATTAAATACATCATCTTTTAAAAATCATATAGCAAATCCAAAAGCTTATGATGGTAATAGTGTTTCATCATCTTATGAAAATTTAGTTCTTAGATATTCTTTTGATGATAATAAAAGTTTGACTTCAGATACAGAGGGTATTCGTGATGTGAGTTCTAATCAAACATCAACTCTTTCAGGTTCACACAATGGATTTTCAGGCAATCCTTTTAGAAGTGTTGTGGATGAACAAAAATCATTTATACCGAGCATAGGCGCACTTAGAAGAACTACCAATAAAATAAGGGTTGAAGATAATCCTTTGAAACCTGGTGAAATACTTTCGAGAACTAAAAGGTCTACTTCGCCAGCATATGATAATGCACCTTTGGATTCAAATAAAGTTGGTATTTTCTTCGCACCAACAGATGTTATTAATAGAGACATTATAGACTCTGTAGGTAATTTAGATTTCAATCAATACTTAGGAGATCCGAGAGACCAATTAAAAAATACATATAGGGGATTAGAAAGAATATCTGACCACTATTGGAAAAAGTTTACTTCTACTAATAATTTTTGGGATTATATGAGATTGATAAAATACTATGACCAATCTTTATTTCCACAATTGAGAAAAATGATTCCTGCTAGAGCAAAGCCAGATATTGGTTTATTGATAGAACCAAATATATTTGAAAGACCAAAAGTTGTAGCAGCTAGAGATCCTGAAGCTGAGGATAGATATTTTTCTGGCTCAATAGATGTTTCTAAAGCTGTTGATGGTTTAATTGAAATAACTGGTTCGTTTAATGCAGGAAAAGTTATTTCAGATTATAGTTCCTATGATGGTAGAATTGAAATGTATAGTTATGCAACCGAATCAGTTGTATCATCAAGTGGAGAAAATTTATTAAAAGAAGCTACTGGTTCAGTCGGAGATAGTTTTATAGAATTAAGTATGTGGCAAAGATTGAATGATGCCGGACCTGGTATGACTAGAGATAAATACTATGCGACATCATCTATCGTATTTGGTGATTTACATTATGATGAAGTATTTCAACCTATAATATCTGGATCTAGAATATATGGTAGGAATCAAAAAACAATGCCACATTATTCTTCTTCATTAAGTGCTTCTTTATATATAGCGTATTCTTCTTCTTTTTATAATGTAGATTTAGATAATCAAGTAGAAGAGGATACTGCTTTATTTAATAGAAATTATGCTGGAGTTAAAAATACAAAAAATACAACTATAGATGGTGGGCCTCCTGTTGAGATAATAATAACTGCACCAGCTAAATTAGTAACCACTAAAGATAGCGATTCTTCATTAAGAACAGGAGAGGGTATAGTATCTGAATTTAAAGATAAAGAACCTAAAAAAGATAAGTTCGATCCAAACATAATAGAAGAACCTCAAGCAATAGACCAACCTAAACTTGAAGGTAAACCAATCGGTAAACCAACAGCTATGAATCCAAAAGGAAAATTAAGAGGTCTTAAGGGATTAGCTAAATCAAAGCGTGGTACGCCAGAAAAACCAATAACTGATGCTATGGTTGTGAGAGAAAAGCAAGAAAAAGTAAGAAAACAATTAGCAGATGATTCAAAATTTGAAAGTACAAATCAAGGAGTAAAAGGTAAAGGTCAAAAGAAAGTGACAATTAAAGGGAAAAAAAGTAAAGGAAAAGGAAAAAAGTAATAAAAACTTAAATTGATGATATTTATATATGAATCACATTCATACCAAATATTTAAATTTATAATTAGGAGTTCACTATGGGATTTTTAAACAACACTAATGTAACAGTAGATGCTATATTAACTAAAAAAGGACGTGAATTATTAGCGCAAGGAACTGATGCTTTTAATATCACAAAATTTGCATTAGCTGATGATGAAGTAGATTATAACTTATGGGATGTAACACATCCAAATGGAAGTGACTTTTACGGAAAGGTAATAGAGAATATGCCACTTTTGGAAGCTATACCTGATGAGAATCACGTTATGAGATACAAATTAGTAACTCTTCCTAAGAATACAATTCAAATGCCAGTAATAAATGTTACACCAGGTTCAGTCACATTCGCTGCAGCAGCTGGTTTAAATCAACCACAACCAACTATTGTGGTAAATACTGCTAACGTTAGTGACGCATCATACACATTTATTTTACATAACCAATCAGTTTGTTCAATGGCTGTAGATATAGCAGCTGGTGCTGGTGTAGGGGCGACAACGCCATTTTTCTTAGGTGACGATGACGCACCAAATAGTAAAACAGTTGTTGCACAAACAGTTAAACTTGGTGTTATTCCACAAGACGCATCGAGAGCAACTCAATTAACAATTATTGGTAATGATACTGGTGCTACAACATCTATTACTGTTACTAATAATGTAACTTTAAATACTTTAGCAGGCGGCGCAGGAGCGGCAGGATAATATAAGGAGTAACAAATGTCAGTATATAAAGATTTTAATATTCAAGACCCCGATAGTCCTCTATCAAGTGATATTGTAACAAATGTCAAAGACACTGTATCATCGGGAATGTGGGCAGATGGAGCAGGAACATTAACTTCTTTCTTCACCTCTTCTGCAGCTGAAGTGTCTTATGGAACTTATTATTTAGATGTTTGGGATAAAAATCCTACTTCTGATACTACTGCTACAGTACAATTTTCAGTTGCTTATGGACACATACACGGAAGTGGTAGTACTGGTGCACTTGGTGTAGATGGAAATAGAGAATCAGCAACTATATACAGACAATTAGCTAATACTCTTTTAGGACCAACTGAAGATAGATTTACTTTTGAGGCTTCTGATGGCGCACATACTACACCATCTTATATATATGCTATTTCAATTGCTAGACAACAACTTCGTGAAAAGATGGATCCAGGCAATTGGGAATTACATTTAAGTGGTAGTGGTATATCAACAATGAAATTGATTGACGATAGTGGTGCTACAACTAATCCAACAGTAAATCAAGGTGGTAGAGTATTTAATGTTGTTAGTGGTTCTATATCAAGTGGTGTGGCTACAATTAAAACAGCCGCAGCTTCACAACCAGGTGGTGGACTTGGATTATTTTATCCTGATACAGGTATTATTGTATTAAATGGACCTGTAATTGGTTCAGTCTCTTCAGCTTCACTATCAGCTTCAGTTGCTTCAAATACAGAAGGCGATAATACAGGAAAGTTTTATGATAAACTCTCAGGTGGTAATTACTTTCAGGCAAGAAGAGAAGAGGTAATAACTTCACAACATTATTTTTGTAGAGTACCTAATAAGGAATTTAACTTTAGTTCAAATCCAACATTTACTTCTGGTTCAAATGGTAAATTTACTGTTCCTACATTTTATAAAAATCCAAAAGTATTCATAACACAAGTTGGATTGTATAATGATGACAATGAGCTTTTAGCAATCGCTAAACTGAGTAAACCATTACTGAAATCTTATTCAAGAGAAGCTATTATTAAAGTTAAATTAGACTTCTAAGCTTGGGAGAGATAGGTCATGTTTAAAAGACTCGACCCAAGAGACATCAATATAACACCATTCAAGGCTTACAAAGAGTTTACTGTAACCAATATCGATAGCGGTAGTGGTGTTTATGGTTTTTCTGCAAAAAGTGGCAGTTTAGGTGGTTTCGTTACGAGTACAGCAACTAAAACGGAATTTGAATCTGCTAGTTTTTACGAATTACCAACTTGGTTTATGTTAAATCATATGTACTATCGTGATACTGAAAACAACTTTAATAACTTTGGTCAAAATAGTGGTAAACAATATAGAGAGTTACATTCTGAAGCTACAGTAATATCTGTACCACAAAGTTTATATGGTGAAACAATTAAGCCAAAATCAATAACTTTAAAAGACGATAGCGGGCCTACAACTTTGACAATTGTAGATGATGGAAACGGAAATCTATATGATAATGATTTTTCTGCCAGTTTTGCTGAATTTGCACAAGGCCATCCACAATTTTCTGCTAGTATTCATAAAACAGGAAGTTTTGTTGGTAATGTATTTTACAATCACGGAATATTGGTGTTTACAAATACAGGTTCTGCAGAAACTTCTCAATACAATGCTATTGGAACTGGAAGCGCAGCAAATGGTTATAGTTTAACATACAAATCTCAAATAACAATTAAAGAACATTCATATACTTGTATGGTAGGCGAAAATGAATATAATGCAACTACGAACATATCGGTTACACCTGATAGAAGTGGTAGTATAAATGTCTCAGGTTCTGATAGTTGGAGATTATTTCCGCCAGGTCACGCAGCTGCTAAATCAGGTTCTTACAAACACTATTATGGACAAGCATCTGAGTATAATAACTTTACAACACATTCTTTATTTACACCATACATTACTAAGGTTGGTTTGTATAATGATTTTAATGAATTACTGGCAATAGGACAATTAGCAAAACCTGTGAAAAATGATAAAGAATTATTAATAGGTATTCAAGTAAGGTTTGATGTATAATGGGTAAATTTAAAAAGATGTGGGAAGTATCAAATCACTCATTATATAATGCAGATGAGGGAGAGCCAGATACAGGTTTTATCAGAGGAGATAAAGAAAGAATATTAGGTGGATTAGCTGGTAAACCTGAACCTTGGTTTGAAAGAGGTGGATATAAACAGGTTGAATTTCCTAAAGCTGATTACATTTATGGTAAAGGTGAAGAAGAAGATTACACTGTAATAAAAACAGCGTACATATCTAAAATAGATAAAGACTTTCAAAAACATTTCGAAAAATGGGAAGAGTGGGTTCCTGATGAAGATTTTGAACCACAGAATACTTTAAAGTTAAATGATTCAAAATACAAAAAGGTTATGAATAATTTATTGTTAGAAAGAATAGATTATTTAGATACAGCAGAAACTCTGATAAAACAATATGGTTTGAAATCTAAAGTAAAGATTGGTAGGGGAAAAGACTTTGGAGAATATGTACCCGAAACCGATACAGTAACGATAAGACCATCATATCCAAATGTAAAGGAATTCTTAATGACTGTATTGCATGAGATAGGACACGCATTAGATGCCAAAAGAATAGGTGTAAGAAAGTATATAAAAAAATATACACAGGCTGGCACAATGGCTGCTTATGATGGATTAGATCCTCACGATGATAATAAGTGGGAAGAGAAAGCAGAAAAGTTTGCTAAAAAAGAATTATCAAAATGGATGTAAAAAAAATTGTATAATAAATAATTTCTTTATATATATTAATAATACTAGTATTTAATTTGGTTATAAAAAATTCTGATAGGTTTTTTACTAAAATCTCTTTGCCTTCTTTATAATCTTAAAATTAAATATTAATAATTAACAAGTACAAGTAAACAAGTATCAAGTATCAACTATGAAATCAAGAAGTGCTAAAAATAAAGGTAAAAGATTACAGAACAATGTAAGAGACCTTTTGTTAGAAACATTTAATCAGTTAGAGCCCGATGACATTCGTTCAGCAATTATGGGCGAATCAGGTGAAGATATTAAATTATCACCAGCGGCTCGAAAACTAATCCCTTATTCATTTGAATGTAAGAATCAAGAAGCTATTAATATATGGTCATCACTACAACAAGCCGAAGAAAATAGTGGTGATTACGATCCTGTGTTGATATTTAAAAGAAACAGAAGTAAAACATACGCTGTACTTAACATTGAAAAATTTATAGAACTAATTAATGAAAATAGTAAATCTTCTAAATAGAGTAATAGGAAATAATGGTAGACTTTTAAGTAAAGCCAATGAGTATATGTATTGGTCTCCTTTCGTATCTCACCATAAACCAAAATTACAGATTAACATAAAAACTCAGAAGTGGCATTGTTGGATTTCCAATCAAGGTGGTCATAATCTATTTCAGTTATTCAAAAAATTAAAAGCAAGTAAAGAACAATTTGACGAACTAGCAGATATAGTTGGAAAACCACGCCAATCACTATCATCAAATCGTGAGAAAGTCAAGGAAAATATTGTAAGATTACCAAAAGAATTTAAACCTCTATGGAAAAGTGCAGATAGTATTATTAAAAGACACGCTTTGAATTATTTAAAAAAACGTGGAATTACAATGGGAGACATAATTCGTTATAATGTTGGTTATTGTGAAGATGGTGTTTATGGTAATAGAATTATAATACCATCTTATAGTAGTGATGGTGAACTTAATTATTTTGTTGGTAGAAATATTTATGATGGTGGTATGAAATATAAAAATCCACCTGTATCTAAGGATGTAATTGGATTTGAGTTATTTATAAATTGGGATGAACCTATTGTATTATGTGAGGGTTCATTTGATGCTATGGCTATCAGAAGAAATGCCATCCCCTTATTTGGTAAAACCATACCAAAAAAATTGAAAATGAAAATCTATGAAAAAAAGGTTAAGAAGATATATATATTATTAGATAGTGATGCTGTTAAAGACTCTATAAAAATAACAGATGATTTGATGAGAAATGGCATTGATGTCTATTTTGTTAATCTAAGGGAAGAAGATCCTTCTGATATGGGATTTAAAAAAGTAATAAATCTTATAAAGGAAACTAAACAAACTTCTTTTTCTGATTTGATGAGGATGAAATTAAATGGCAAAACAAAAAAATATATGGAAATTTAATGATGATGAGTGGAAAGTTCATATATCAGATATTGCCTTGGTAAATGATATAAAAATAAAATTTGATTTGAAAGATTCTACTACTATTTATTATGAGAGCGGAAGTCTCTCTGAAGAAACTTCTTGGGATATTGTAGTACCAAACGATAAAATAGAAGAAGTAAAAAAATTTATAGAGGATAATACTTGATAAAAGAAAATGTTGTTAAAGTACCATTTCGTAAATTAAAATACATACACCACATTTCAGATATACAAATTCGTAATCTTAAAAGACATATAGAATACGAAGAAGTTTTTGAACGCACATACGAACAGGTAAAAAAACATAAAGATAATGCCGTAGTCTATATCGGTGGTGATATAGCTCATTCTAAAACTGAAATGTCGCCTGAATTAGTCGATCAGCTCTCTCGTTTATTTAAGAATCTAGCAGATATATGTCCTACAATTATTATTGCAGGCAATCACGATTGCAACTTAAATAATCTTTCGAGAATGGATGTTCTTTCTCCAATTGTAAATAATCTAAAACACTCAAATTTACATTACTTGAAACATAGTGGTGTGTATAAATGTGCTGATGTAAAATTTGTTGTTTGGGATGTATGGGAAAAAGAAGATGATTATATTGAAGCTAAAGACTTTGAGGGTGAGACAAAAATAGTTCTTTTTCACGGAACAGTTGATAAGTCGGAAACGGATTTAGGATTCTTTCTTCCATCAGATGTTAAGATTGCTAAATTCAAAGGTTATGATTTGGGATTGCTTGGTGACATCCACAAAAGACAGCATCTCAATAAGAAGGAAACCATTTCTTATTGTGGTTCATTGGTACAACAGAATCACGGAGAGGGATTAAGTCATGGTTATTTATTGTGGGATGTTCCGAAAAGAAAGTCTGAGTATATAGAAATACCAAATGACTACGGCTATTATACAATTAATATTGATAATGGTAAAGTGCCAGATTGTCCTGATATTCCAAAGAAAGCTCGTTTAAGAGTTAGGGTTTCTAATACAAAACCATCTGAATTAAAAAAAGCTATGAGTCTTATTCATAGTAAATATGGAATCAAAGAAGTAACTGTAACTAAAACAGATTCTATATATTCTACTGAAAAAGTTAGAGGACAACATATAGCAGTTGGTAATGTAAGAGATTCTGATTATCAATACAATTTGATAGAAGAGTATCTTAAAACAAATCATTTTGTCGATGAGGATACACTTATCGATATTAAAAAAATTAATGAAGATTTAAATAGTAGATTGCCAGAAGATGATGTCCAAAGAGGTATAAACTGGCAAGTCAAAAAATTTGAATTTGATAATATGTTCTCATACGGAGAAGATAATGTGGTAGACTTTACTAAACTAAGTGGTATTATTGGAATGTTCGCTCCTAATGCTAGTGGTAAATCTTCTTTATTAGATGCTCTTTCATTTTGTTTATTTGATAGGTCATCAAGAGCTTATAAAGCAATAAATGTTCTTAATAATAAAAAAGATTGGTTTAAATGTAAAGCTACTTTAGAAGTAGAGGGTAGAGAATACTTTATAGAAAGAAATGCTAAAAAACAAAAGAATGGTCACGTTAAAGTAAATGTAGATTTTTATACATTTGCTGATGATGGCGAAAAGATTTCAATGAATGGTGACCAAAGAAGAACTACAGATGTAAACATTCGTAAGTTAATTGGAACTTATGATGACTTTGTAATGACAGCACTTTCTTTACAAACTAATTCAACTGTATTTATTGATAAGACACAAAAAGAAAGAAAAGAGTTATTAGCTTCATTTATGGGTATAGGTGTATTTGACCAACTATATACTTTAGCTGCTGAAGAAATTCACGATGTACAGGCTCTTCTTAAATCTTTTAGAGATAATAATTATGATACGGATTTAGCGAGTATAAAAGAAAGTTTGGCAGTTTTTAAGAAAGATTCTAAAAAACTTACTTCAAATAAAAAAGAAATGGTTGCTGATAAAAAACGTGAAGATAGAAAAATTATAAGTATTACTAAAAAATTAAAAAAAGTTGATAATTCTGCTTTAGATATATCTGAATTAGAAGAACGTAAAGTCAATTTAACAAACTCATTAAATAAATATGATGACAGAGTTGGTGAGATTGCCACTTTATCAGAAAAATATTCTGTAGAAGAAACTGAACTAAATGAAAAAATAAAAATCTATAAAGAAAATGAGATAGATAAAAAATTTGCACAATTAGAACAGTATAAATTAGACAAAAGTAATAATCAAATTGAGATTGACAAATTAAAAATTGAAGTTAAAAATAAATTAGATAAGATTGATAAGCTTGGTAATTTAGAACACGATCCTAATTGTAGTTATTGTATGAGTAATCCATTTACATTGGATGCTATGGAAACAAAGAAAAGATTGAATGATGATAAGATGTTAGCAGATACTTTTGTAAAACAATCTGATAATTTAGAAAGTATCATAAATGGATTATCACACATTACTGCACATAAACAACAGATGGATGAATCCATACAGAATTTAAGTTTACTAACATCTAATATAAGTAAATTAGATAGTGAGAAAAAACTAAATACAGAAAAAAGAAAGAATCTCATAAATCAATTAGCAATCATAGAAGATAAAATTAACCTTTATCACGAACAAGAAAAAGATATTATTTACAATAAAGGTTTATACAACGATATAGATTCTGCACAAAACGAATCTGATAGGTTAGAAATTGAAATAGAAGATTTAGATAAAAAACTAAATGTTGTAAATGGTGAAATTAAAGTATTAGAAACAAATCGTAAAAGTATATTAGATAATATTAAAAAAGTAGAAGATTTAGAAGGAAAGTATGCTGCTTATCAATATTATTTAGATGCCATCAAACGTGATGGTATACCTTACGAACTAATATCAAAAGCTCTTCCAACTATTGAGGGTGCTGTAAATGATATACTTTCTCAAATTGTAGACTTCTCTATGATATTAGAGATGGATGGTAAGAATGTAAATTGTTATATCGTTTATGACAATGATAATGTTTGGCCTCTTGAACTAAGTAGTGGAATGGAAAGGTTTATATCTTCATTGGCTATGAGAGTTGGTTTGATAAATGTATCCAATCTACCAGCTGCTAACTTTCTGGCAATTGATGAGGGTTGGGGAACTATGGATTCGGATAATCTAAACTCTGTTTATAATCTATTTCAGTATCTTAAAACTCAGTTTCAATTTACAATGATTGTTTCTCATATAGATTCTATGAGAGATGCTGTAGACACACTATTAGAAATTAAAAAAGAGAATAACTTTTCTAACGTTTTATTTGATTAGAATATAATATATTCTTAGGTTTACTTTCACCTCTTTTTAAACTCAATACATATTGATTCAGGACTGCGCTCATCGTAGTGCTCTCTTCTTTAACATGCAGTCTAAACCAGTCCATTAGGCTCTCTTCTATAGTAAATGAATATTTCTTTTTCATACCGATAATCTCCATACTTTGTATTTACAATAAATATTAAAACATTTAAATAATGATATTTATTAACAATCAATAAATAGGAATTTTTTAATGGCTGCTGTCAAACGATTCAATAAATTACTCGGACTTGAAAACATAGATGTATTAATTGATGATAGAGAAACTTCTAGATTTATCACTATTACTGATATGCCACAAAGTCTACCTCAAGGAAAGAGCGCTTTTCTTATAGAGGTCTCTCCGTATCTAAAAGAGGGAACAGAGTTACAAATTGATTTTATAGATTCTAATGGACAGAGTATTTATTCAGAACCTGTACAGAATTATTTAGAGGGAACTTCTAGAACTATATCAGTAGAGGTTTATGATGATACTGCTGCTGGAATCGCCACGTTAATAATCGTAGGTGAGTTAGAATTTATACCACAAGATCCTGGTCAATTTAGTGATGTAACACCTGTGCCAGAAGAGTTTCGAGGAGCATATAATATAAGACTTACTCGTGAAGTTATTATAAATCCAGCAGAGATAAATACTCAACCTATAAAATTTTACGCTTCTCCACAATTAAGAGCCATTGAACAAAGATTTGGTACATTAGAAAGAGAAGAAGGATCTCCAATTGCTTCATCTTCAATATTTCAAATTGAGGGTTTACCAGCATCAGGATTTGAACTAGCACCAGCTTCAAGCGGTGAAGATGAAATCTTAGCAAAGGGTGCTGGAATAAAAGAAAAAAGAGATGTGAAAAGGGAAGGTCCTCCAAAAGGTGATGTAAAAGGGGATAAAGCAGATAAAGAATTTAATAAACGATCTACCAAAAAACAAAGTGTTAGAAAAGATAGTAGGTCATCAAGATCTAGAAGAATAAAACGAAGAAATTCTCCAATAGAATATCCATATAGTTTTAGAATTATAGGTGGAGACCACACATTTGATACTACTCAAATAGGTGGTGATATTTTATTTTCAGATATAACATCTTCTATTTATGACAATAGAGCTTTATCAGATGTTGGATTAGGAACTGCTGATGATATTTCTTTTCAAATAGTAACTGATACGAGAGATAGAAATCATCCAACACATTATACAGCATCAATCGCACAATTAGAAAATAATACAACAGCATATGTAAGTACACCTTTCACAAAACAAAATAGAGAGGGAGAATATATAGTATTACCTTTACAAGCAAATGCTCAAGTATTTTATGAAGTAGAACCTAGCGCTTCTTATAGTTTAAAAAATATAGTTTCTTATGCCGATGTTAGATTAGGAGATATGAGAACTTTTTCAGGTGATATATTTAAAGCAAAAATTTATGTTAGGGCTGAGGGTTCTTTTGATGATTTTAAATTATTAGCCGAAGTTCCATTAGAGTCACCTGAACTTATGGTAAATTCTGATTCTATAGGTGTTGGTGAGAGAACAGGTTACTTTGTATCTGAAGAAGATAAAAATACATATTGGGTTGTTTCAGGTAGCACAAATGGTTTGTCAGCCCCAACATCAACTACTGTGGCTTCTTTTGATAATGAAACAATGTTGGATTCCGTTATGCTATCAGGAAGTGTATCGACATTTACAGACCAAATAAAATTTCAATTAAAAGAAGATTACAAATTTGATTTAACTGATGGAATAGATTATACTTTATCTTTTAAAGCTAAAGCAGAAAAGGGAACTGATAATCGAGCATTAATGTTGTTATATGTTTCAGGTTCTTCTATGAATAAAGCAATAGATTTATTTACTGATGATGTTACAGGAACTCAAATATCAGAACCATTTCAATACGGAAAAAGAATGGGAGCTTTGGAAATAGATTCAGATGAGGCTTCAGTAAAAGATTTCAGAACAGTAAGTCACAATTTTAACTCAGATTTAACTGGTGATGCCAATGTTCAGTTTAGAGTCGTTTCAGGAAAGTGGAACATATCAGATGTTTCTGTTAGACCAGCTGCTGACACAGGATTCTCACCAGCCTTTATTCAATTTAAACAAGAACTGCCTGCTGAATTACAACATAAGAGACCTGAGACTTTAGAATTTTTAACAGAATTTTATGATATAAATAATAATATAGCAGATGAAATCGCTTTTACAACTGGTTCGGTATTTACTGGCGCTAACATAGTAATAAGTGGTAATGATAATATTCAAAGTGGTGATATGTTTTTGGGTGGAGATACGACTGGAAGTGGTATTCACTTTGGTGGTGTAGATTCAAAACTACCTGAAACTGGTAAAGATGGTGCTGATGGGTCTGGCTTTATTCGTTCTATAGGCTATCAAGGATTTATATCAGCATCAGCTCAATCAGGCTCTTATGGATTTATGATTTATAGTGGTTCTGTATTGCCAGATAGTGGGGATAGTTACAAAGGTGTTGGTTTAGAATTAGTTGGAGAAAGTGGTTCTTTAAAATTTAGAACTAGCCCAAGCGTATTTGATGTGCAAGCAGATGCTTTCTTTGTGGGTAGACAGAGTTTACAATTTTTAAGTGGTTCTAGTGGTAATATAGAAATAAGTTCATCTAAATTTCACGTAGATAGTAAAAATGAAATTTTTAGTGTAGGACAACCAACTGGTAGTAGAATACAATTTGATGGAACTGATTTGATTATGAGTTCATCTAAATTTTTCTTAGGTGGTGGTGGACAATTTGTTAGTGGTTCTGAGGGTAATATAGAAATAAGTTCTTCTAACTTCCATCTAACACCAGAGGGCGATGTTACTATGAGTGGTATTATAACTGCTGAGGGTGGTAATATTGGAGACTTTCAAATAATAGATGGACAGATTAGTGGTAGTAATATCACAATGAACGCAGATAATTCTACAATATTTAAGACAGACCAAGGTCCAGGTAGTGACTCAGGTGAATCTAATTTGTCATTAAAAAATGAATACTATATAGATTTTTCACCGACAGTAGAAAACCCTGATAATGCTTTTGTTAAATTTGGTCCGAACTTTACAGTAGATAAAGATGGTGTTCTTATAGCGAGTGGTGCTACATTCATTGGAACAATTACTGCTAGCGCTGGTAAGATAGGTGGATTCACTACTGATAGTCATTCGTTTCATAGCGCTAATATATTCATAAGTGGTAGTCCAAAAGCAGGTGGATTGCCAACAGATGAATATATGTTTATTAGTACTTCAAACTTTAACGTAAAAGAAAATGGTGATGTAACTGGTTCTTCAGTTTTATTTACAGGTGGAATAATTGGTGGTGCTTCAATAACAGAAGATAAACTTGCTTACAAAGACAATTGGGCAATATCAGCTTCAGATAATCAGAATGAAGTTTTTATACAATCTGATAATTTTAATGTAAAGCAGAGTGGTGATATAACAGGTTCAAAAGTATTACTTACAGGTGGTAAGATAGGTGGATTTGTATTGACTGGCAATTCCGTATCAAGTTCAAATGGAAATTTAAGATTAAAAGATAGTGGTCAAATAACAGGTTCACAAGTATTATTTAGTGGTGGTAAGATAGGTGGATTTAATATAGAATCTAATAAAATTATAAACGCAGAAGAAACAGTAGAATTAAGTAGTGTTACACACGGATTAAATGTAAAAGATAATTTAGGTGTTGAAAGAGTATCTATAAAATCAGGATCGTTTCAAACAATAGGTGGTGGAACACAATATATCGAAAACAAAAGTTTTGAAGATCAGACAGTAGCAGCTGGTAGAAATCGTAGGTCTGGCTCTAATATTACCAGTTGGTCTTTTTCTACGACTGGTGGCGCTTTTATTGCTCTAACAGATAGAAGTGGTTATGTATCTGATGATGATGCAGTAAGTGGTGATATTACTTTAGATGTTGTTGTTCCAGGTGGTTCTGACAATTATTCAGGAAGTAATCAGTATGAAATAGTTCAGATTATGACAGCATCTTTTGCTGCTGGTGATACTTTAAGTTTTAGTTCTGTTGCAAGATTTAGTTCATCGTTTGGGGCATTAGGAAAAGACAGAGCATTAGGTCCTCAATATTTTAGATTAGAGTATAGTGGTTCAGATGAAGTTGGATACATACCATTTTTACCAGCAAATGAATATACTGCTTCAAACGGATATGGTGAATACTTTTTAGGAAGTGGACAATATAATAGTTTTGGTGCTTCAGCAGAATTGCCAGCTGCCGCAGGATTTGTCAAACTAATATTAACAGGAAGTATTAATGACGATGGTGGATTCAATATTGAAAAACCACTTTTTGCAGCTAACAAAGGAACTGTAAATTCAGATTTAGGTAAGAAAACATTTACTAAAACAGTAGTTGGAAGTACGAGTAAAGAATTTCCTGAAACAGAAATAACATTTGATAATTTTTCTGTTCGTAGTAATACGAGAAAAGTTGAACTAACACCACAAGGTTTATTAATATATAACTCAGAAGATAGTTTCATTAAAATGACAGGCGCTGGTATTGAAGTCAGAGGTGGTAGTGGAGTAGCTAATTTTGGAACTTCTATAAATAGAGAAAGTTTTACAAACGATAGTCAGGTTGCTGGTACACTAGCCGCCCCATCATTACAAGCATATCAGGCAGATCCAGAGGCTATAGGAACAACTGCTTCTGATGGAAATGTAGCTGATTACGCAAAAGGTAATCACGTTCATATAATAGCTGGTAGTACGATTAATAGTGCTTTAGATGGAACTACCATAACCAATGGAATTTGGAATTCTACATTTGGTGCAACTGCTAATTCTTTAATTAGTGGTTCTTTCACAGCTTTATCTTCTTCATTAGCTGGTAGAATTACAGATGAAGAAAGTGATTTTACAGCAGCTGGCATTAGTGGTTCTTTTCAATCATTAACTTTAACTGCTGGTGATGGTTTAACTGGTGGTGGAACATTAGCTAGCGACAGAACATTTGCAGTAGGAGCTGGAAACTTTATAGATGTTCAAGCAAATCAGGTTGATGTTGATTTATCTGAGGCAGCTGAAGCGGCTATCGCTAATGGTGATTACGTTTTATTTTTAGATGGCGGTGCTACTGGCACATTAAAGAAAGATGCTTTAGCAGACTTAGTGACACTACTTGCTGGCGCTGGTATGACAGCAACAAATTCAGTATTGAATGTTATAGGTGGAACAGGCATTGATGTAGCAGCTAATGAACTTACAGTAGACTTTTCAGATTCAGATTTACAGACTGCTATTAGTGGTTCTTTTACGGCACCAAGTTCTAGTATAGCATCAAGAGCTACAGCATTAGAGGGTAGAACATTAACTGCTGGTGATGGTTTAACTGGTGGTGGAACATTGGCTAGTGACAGATCATTTGCTGTTGGAGCTGGAACTGGTATTGATGTAGCATCTGATGCTATTTCTGTAGATGTATCAGACTTTATGACCAATGGTTCGGATAATAGAGTCTTAACTGCAACTGGTGCAGACGCAATGAATGCAGAAGCTAATCTCACATTTGATGGAACAGACTTAGGTGTTGCAGCCAAAATATTTCACGTAGGTGATGCCGATACATTTATAAATTTTACAGATGATGATATAAACATTCAAGTCGGTGGTGTTAATTTTATAGACCTTACTCAAGATAGTACGAGCGAAATAACTTTTAATGAAGCTGGAGCAGACTTAGATTTTAGAGTTGAGGGTGATACTGACGCAAATCTGTTTTTTGTTGATGCTGGTAATGATAAGATAGGCATAGGAACAAAAACTTCATTAACATCATTACTTACAGTAGACGGAGACATAACAGTTACTAATTTTACTGCTAGTGGTGATATAAAAACTTCAAATTTATTTGTAACATCTAGTGGTGAAAGTGTTGTTCAAATTGGTAATAAAGGTACTACCTTAAATAAATTTGAACTTCATCGTGATGGTGAAAGAAAATGGGTTTTTTATAATGATGGTAGAACCAATGGATTTGCTGGACAAGACTCATTAGTTTTTAAACACGGTGTTTCTAGTGATGGGGATGACCATATTAATTTCTATATGAAACCAGATGACCAAAATGTTTATTTTGAGGGTAATGTAACGAGTTCAGCTACAGGTTCATTTGGCGCAGTCAATGTAGCTGGATTTGGTGGAGCATCAACTAACCTAACAGACTTTTCAGCTTCTGTTTCATCTAGACTTCAAGTTAGTGAGGGAGACATTACGAGTGTAACTGCTGGTGATGGTTTAACAGGTGGTGGTGCTACTGGCGCAGTCACACTAGACGTTGGTGCTGGAACTGGTATAACTGTAAATGCTAATGATATTGCAACGGATGATTCAGCAATTGTTCACGATGATTTGAGTGGATTTGTAGCAAACGAACACATAGACCACAGTGGAGTTTCTATAACTGCTGGTGATGGTTTAACGGGTGGTGGAACAATAGCCTCAACAAGAACTATTAATGTTGTTGGTGGAGATGGTATAACTGCAAATGCCAACGATATTGCTATTACAGCAGCTCAGACTACAATAGAGTCTATATACAAAGCAGATTTAGTAATTGGAGAAGATTCCCAAACTAAGATAGATTTTGAAACAGTAAACGAAATACATTTTGATGTAAACAATAAAGAATTATTAAACTTAACAGGCGATATAGTTAGTGGTTCAGCTGCTTCTACAGGTTCTTTTGGAAGAATTGAAGCTAGTGGAGTTTCTGATACATTAGCCGCAGCCATAGTAGCTGAAATTGATAATGACGAAATACCGATTGCTAAACTAGCAGAAGATGCTGTGACAATAACTGCTGGTGATGGTTTAAAAACTGGTGGTTCTGTAACATTAGGTGGTTCAGTAACATTAAATATAGATGTAAGTGATTTTGTAGGAGATGGTTTACAAGACCTTGGTTCAGAAAATATAGGAGTAGATGTTAGTGACTTCGCAGGAACTGGACTTAAAGATGAAGGCTCAGAAAATTTAGCAGTTGATTTTGGTGATTCTACATTAGCCGCAAACATTAGTGGTTCTTTTACTGCTCTTTCATCATCATTAGCTGGTAGAGTTACAACTGAAGAGGGTAATGTAGATGACTTAGAAGCTATAACTTTGACTGCTGGTGATGGTTTAACAGGCGGTGGAACATTAGCTAGCGACAGAACATTTGCTGTAGGTGCTGGTAATTTTATAGATGTACAGGCAAATCAAGTCGATGTAGATTTATCTGAAGCTAGTGAAGCGGCTCTGGCAAATGGAGACTATGTATTATTTTTAGATGGTGGTGCTACTGGCACATTAAAGAAAGAAGCATTTGCTGATGTAGCTACATTATTGGCTGGTGCTGGTATGACGGCTACCGATTCAGTATTGAATGTTATAGGTGGAACAGGTATTAGTGTAGCAGCTAATGAGGTTACAACAGATGATGGAGCAATTGTTCACGATAATTTAAGTGGATTTGTTGCTAATGAACATATAGACCACAGTGGAGTAACATTGACTGCTGGTACTGGTTTAAGTGGTGGTGGTACTATAGCAGCTAATAGAACTTTTAATGTAGACTTTTCAGATTCAGATTTACAGACTGCTATTAGTGGTTCTTTCACAGCACTCTCATCTTCTTTGGCTGGAAGAGTTACAACCGAAGAGGGTAATGTAGATGACTTAGAAGCCCTAACTTTAACTGCTGGCGATGGTTTAACTGGTGGTGGAACATTGGGAGGCGATAGAACATTTGCCGTAGGTGCTGGAAACTTAATAGATGTGCAAGCAAATCAAGTTGATGTTGATTTATCTGAAGCTAGCGAAGCCGCTATTGCTGATGGAGATTACATTCTTTTCTTAGACGGCGGTGCTACTGGAACACAAAAGAAAGAAGCATTACACGATGTAGCAACACTATTTGCTGGCGCTGGAATGACTGCCACAAATTCAGTACTAAATGTTATAGGTGGAACGGGTATTAGTGTAGCAGCTAACGAAGTCACAACTGATGATAGTGCTATCGTACACGATGATTTAAGTGGGTTCGTAGCGAATGAACATATAGACCATAGCGGTGTATCAATTACAGCCGGCGATGGATTAACTGGTGGTGGTACAATAGCCTCAACAAGAACTATTAATGTTGTTGGCGGTGATGGTATTACTGCAAACGCAAATGATATTGCTATCACAGCAGCTCAGACAACTATTGAATCTATCTATAAAACTGATTTAGTTATTGGTGAGGATGCACAAACTAAAATAGATTTTGAAACAGTAAATGAAATACATTTCGATGTAAATAATACAGAACTTCTAAATTTAACAGGTAATACAATAAGTGGTTCAGCCATTTCAACTGGTTCGTTTGGTTCAGTTCATACGGAAGGTGATATTGGAATCGGCACCACAAGTCCTGATACAACATTACACATACAGACATCCGATGCAAGTCTCAGTCCAGCAGATGGAAATTCAAGTCTAATCGTAGAAGAAAATGACCACACATACATAGAATTATTAACACCTAATAATAAACAAAGTGGAATCATATTTTCAGATGGCAGTATTGCTGGATTGATAAATTACAATCATAGCACAAATGCGATGGTTATTCAAACTGGAGGTACTACTTTCTTATCAGCAGATAGTTCACAAAATGTTACTATTGACA